CCTGTCCCGCCCGAATTGGAAGTCACAGTGATTTGACTAAAGCCACCGCTGCCACCATTTGCGGCGTACGGACTATAACGAGGTGTGCAGCTATCTATTGAGCCGCCGTTGCCTCCGACACCGTTCGCCGCACTGCCAGCGAGTCCATTAGTTCCGCGATGTGCGCTAACTAAACTTCCGAAGGTTGTTGTGCCGCCCAGAGCGCCATTATTGCCATTTGTCGTATTTGTAGCATTAGCCGCACCGCCAGCCCCACCACTTCCGACCGTTATAGAGTATGTTGCCGATGTTAGTGTTGCCGCCCTAATTATTCTGCACGCATAAGAACCTCCACCACCGCCACCGCCGCCATAGCGAGCGGTACTTGCGGCGTCCACCCTTCCACTTCCACCGCCGCCGCCTGCTCCGACGCAGAACACCAACACGCCCCAAAAATTCGCGGCCGTTGGTTTTGTCCAAGTGGCGTTTGCTGTGTATTCATTTATAACTGGATTAGTACCTCCACCGCCTGTAGCTGTCAAATCCGTTTCTGTCCCGGCATCGTTTTTGAAGTATAGCTTTCCATCTGTTTTGGCATACACAATACCATAGCCGGAAGCAGGCGTTGCAGGGCTAGTGCTTTGCTCACTCAATACAGCCGATGCGCCTGCAATTAAGCTATCGCTATTCGGTAGCTCTGCAAGTGCGCTAGGTGTTGTTATCGGTCTTTTGTCTGCCATTACGTTAGCTGTGTTTCGGTTCCGGCATCATTGCGAAAGTATAAATTACCATTGGATTTGCAGTATAGAATCCCGTAGCCACTCGCAGGCGTCGAAGGTGTCGATGCCTGCTCACTGAGCACAATAGAAACGCCGAACACTAGCGAGTCGGAATTGCTTAACTCTGCTAGTGACGAAGGCGATACTATCGGTCTTTTGTCTGCCATTACGCAAGCGTTATAGGCATCATTGGCTTAAATACTACGGCTGTACTAGAAACCCCGATGCCGATTTCCTGTGACAAGTACCCCGCAGTTGTTGGAGCCGTTGCAGTTGATGCGCCCGCAGTTGATCCGCTGAGATAGCGAGGAACGCCCGGAGTGATTGACGTAAGGCCAGTGATATCTCCGCTCAAATATACCGTCGCATTTGCAGGGCTTGTCACCGCGTCCAATACGTAACCATGTGCGCGGCGTCCGTTACTTGCGTCTGCCTTGCGTGCCTTGCGTGTTCCGGCATCATCGAAGATATTTACAAGATCGCCTGCGCTCAGGTTCTCGGATGTTGCCATAACTTCCGTATCGGCTCCGATTCCTGACGGCATCATCGACGTGTCGATCTTACCAGACGAATCCAGACCGATAATTTTGCCGGCATCGCCAGCGCCTGCCGACGTTGTTGTTGCTTCGACTTCAGCGAGTTGTCCGCTGTTGTTCTTTATATACTTTGCTGCCATGTTACACCGTTTGTATAATTGTGTCGATGTCGATTAAAATCTTTGTTGCTGTTATTGCTTTTGCTACATGCACGACTATAGAGCCACCGCTCGGTGCTGTCTGTGTGAGCACTCCGTTAGCGCCCAAATAGATAGCGCCCTTTGTCCAGTTCCAAGATGCGTCGGAGAGTTCGCCGGTAGTCTTGACTGTTATCGTATCGCCAGAGCTGCCCGCTGTTGTGCTTATGCCAATGACCACAGCGTTTGCCAGCGTGTCAGGCGTAGCATATACAGCCTGACCATTCCCGTCTGTTGTTATGCAGCGCAGTGCAGAGATAGACTCACCAGCAACGAGGCTGGTGTCAATGTTAGCCGCGACAATACCACCCGACTCAATATCGAGAGTCAGGGCTTGCGTGACTATGTTCACCGTCGGCTTGTTCTCGACGATGTCCACAATCAGGTCGTTGTCTAAAACATTGACCGTCGTGCTCAAGATGTTTGCTCCGAGAGTACCGTAACCAAACCACGCAATAGCTCTGTTGTAGTTCCAGAGATCGTTACCTCAAGGTCCCAATTGTAAACCTTGCCGATCGTTAAGCCTGCCGTCGTTGCTGATGTCAGTGAAATCGAGAACGTACCAGCAGCAGCATTCACAGTCGTGATCGTCAGCGAAGCGGCAAGTGTTCCGTCGACCTCTCGTATCTGACCAGCGAAGGTGTAACCAGAGATATTTGTCGTGGCTCCGTTCACCTTATACGTGATCGTCCTCGCAAAGGCAGCGCCCTTACGAAGTTCTAAATCTACCCTTGCACCTGAACTGGATAACGTGACCATCTTGATTCCTGTGTGCTGACCTCAGAGGCCGAAGCCCCTGAAGTCAAGACACTTAGTCCTTGATGATGTTTGCAGCAAGGCCGCGCTCTGTTGCGCTGTTGATTCCTTCACCGTTGTAAAGTACAGCGATGCAAGAACCGAACGTTCCTGTAGAACCGTCGCCAGCCGTAGCAACTACGTCAATATAACGCTTGCGACCTGCGAGGTTTACGAAGAAACCGAAAACCTTGTTGTCGTCCGTTGCTGATGGCAGTGACGGAGCACCTGAAGCGCCATAGACGCAACCTGTAATGTCTCCGTAAGCTGAATCGTCATCAGCTTCCTGCAGCTTGAGGGCTGCCATTGCAATGTCAGTTGCACCGAGGCTGAAGTAAACTGCGAGCTTGCCGTAGCCAGCCGTGTCGATGCTGTTAGTTGTAAATGATGCGTTGTCTACGATAGCCGCCGGTGGCGTAACGTTGACAACCTTGACGTTTTGTAGTGCGTTCATGTTGTCACCTTATGAGTTAATAGTTACGAAACCAACGATAGGACCTGTCTCACGGCTTGCTGCCGTTGCGTTGTAGTTGCCCATCTCGTGCACCTTGATGTCGAGATATTGCGTTGCCTTGACATAGATCGTGTCTGTATCAAAGCCCTTGCTTGCATCCTGCTTGATGGCTGTCGTCATGCGATCGCCAAGCGTTGCAGCTTGTGACAGGTTGCCGAACCATGCGAAGACTTGTGAGTTTCCGTCTGTTCCAGGCATTACATCGACGAACTCAACAGGATAGCCGAACAGACGCTGGCCGAAAGAACCTGCGAGTTCAGCTGCTGTGCTGCCGCCTTGTGCGTATGCCAGGCGCTCTGCTGTCTCACCGAAGGCAACCTTGTTGAAGTACCACTTTGCACCTGTGAGTGCGTATGTTGGAACCTTGCGCATACCTGCGATGAGGTTGCCCATTGTTACTTCTGCGAACGTATTGCCAGCACATACCTGGGCCGAACCGAGGTAGCCCTTGTGCGTGTCGTTTGTCCAAGTTCCACCACCGTCTGTGAGGACCTTCTGGAGCTTGCCGTAGAGACCGAGGACGCCGCCGTAGGTAGATGTTGCATCACCCAAGAAACCAGCTTGGTCTTCCTTCTTCGCGAACTGACGGGCTACTGACTCGGCAAAGCGAAGGCCGAGGTTCTGTGTGCTGTTCATCACGAGTTCTTCAGAGAGAACTGCGAGAGCATACATCTTCTTAGCGTTCAGTGTTACTGCATCGAATGACATGTCAGATGATGACAGTGTTCCCGTCTCTGAGCCCCAGTAAGCCGTCACGTCATCACCTGTGCGGAAGATGCGGATCGACTCCGAGCCCATAGGCTCTACACGGACATTGCGACGGAAAGCGCCGTAGGTGTCCTTGAGATTGATGATGAGGCTTGATGTCTCCGTTGGTACAAAGATTCCACCTGTGGCGTCGTTGCCTTGTGTGTGTGTCTTGTAATCTACGCCAGTGACTTCAGCGTACTTCTGACGAGCAGCTTCGTTCTGGAGACCGCCAACAAAGAGGCCTGTCACGTAAGCCTTGTATTCAGCTTCTGGCATGTTTGCCTTTGCTGATGACTCACCAACCTTGATGTCTGATGTCTGTGGGAGCTTGTTCACTGCTGTCTTAACTTCAGCAGCACGCTGTGCGTTCTTGGCCTTGATAGCGTCGAACGACTTGATCTCTTCGGCTTGTGCCGTCAGGCCGTCGATCTCTTCATTGAGAGTCTTGGCAGCCTTCACTTCATCCATCGACGGCTCTGTCTTTGCGAGCAGTGTTTCAAGCTCGGCAGACTTCGCAACGATGGTGTCGTTGATCTGTTGCAAGTTCATTGTTTGTTCCTTTTGTTTACTAATTGACGCAAGGCTTCCATTTCCATAGCTGCCTTTGCGTTCACTGGTTGTGCGGACTCGATGAGGCCCTTGATGCTTTGCACCGCAGAGGCCAGCGTGTCCATGAGTTCGGTCAGGCGTGTTACGTTTGCCGACGATAACGTTCGCCCTTCCTTGAGTCTGATCTCAGCACGTTCGTTCAACCTCGTGACAACACGCTCGACGTCGGCTCCGACGTCAGCAAGGTCGTCATTGAGTCCCTTGGCACTGATTAAAGCAGTTTCTGAGTTAGCTCCAAAGAGCACAGGAGACCACTCATAGAGTCGTCCCTTGACAAGTTCACGGGCTCCGTCTGGGGAATAGCCTTCCTCCATCACAGAGTAACCGATCGAGAACTCGTCGATGATGCCTTCCTTGATGTCGCTGTAAGTCTCACGGCCTCGCTGGGTGTTCATGTTGAACTGGCCCTTGATATACAGGCCGCCAAGGTCCTTGAGCTTCTCAGGCAGCAGGGCATCACCTGGCATAAGCTCACGAGCCTCGAGAGTTTTGGCCACTGGTGTTTTCCAGTCGTGTGCCCATACGCCTTTGGGTAGCTTCGTGCGAAGGGATTCGTCAAAGAATCCAAACTTCACACGGTCGCCATAGCTGTCGACGTTATTAAATACCGATACAATAGCCTCGATGACACCGTTGTCGCCTTCGGCCTTGGTTTCAATATCAAATGATTTGCGTTCTATCTTCATTGTTTACGTTCCCCGTAATGATGCGAACTTGCATAGTGTTCGCGTGTAATTATCCACAATTTGCAGGGGCTCACCTTGAAACTTCTCGGTGTT